GCGGGGGTGTGGTAGTGGTCGTTGGCGGGGGTGTGGTAGTAGTAGTGGTAGTAGTGGTAGTAGTGGTAGTGGTGGTAGTAGTCGTAGTGGTGAAGGACCGTGTTATACCAATTAGAGTTGAGTCTCTTTCTGTTAATGTTATAAATCTATCAGGAAAATCGGGGGTTAAGGCGTCTGACGAGATCAGCGCAGACGGTATATTTGTAAACGATTCCAGTGTATTTGTTAATACTGTGGGAGAATATGTGAATAGGCCAAATTTTGGGTTCGGTGTCCCACTTGGATTTCCGTCATCCGGAAGTTTTGCAGTCAACAGGTCAGCAAGTATTGAATATTGGACTGCCGTTGACCCATTAACATAAATTGAGCCTGCGTTGTCTGTTTTAATTCCGCCACCGAATTCAGACCCGGTATGACCAAGTGATTTTTGCCAAATTGTATCGCCCGAATCATCGCATTTGGCGATCAATAAGTCATTACCGCCAAAATTAACCTTGTTGTCAGTAACACCACTTAGATATATTTCATCGGCCAAACTAACTGTAATACCGGTGAGAAGACAATTAGAAAAAGTTCTCTGCCAACTTGTTGTTCCTGTAGCAATGTCAAATTTAGCAACTAAAGATGCATTTTCGTTAATTACTGCAGTAGTGGTAGAACCGCAAACATAAATGTTAGCTTCCGCAGCATCTAATGCGATTGCGGCACTTCCAATCATTGGAGCATCCAATGATGTTTGCCAATCAAGAGTACCATCTGCTAGATACTTAGCAAGTAACAAACGTTTAGTAGTAAAATTAATACCACAAAGATAAGCATTGCCTGCAGAGTCAGCTGCAACACCGTATCCATAATTGACGCTAGCATCGCCTAAAGTCCTACGCCACAGTGTATTACCATTTTTACTAAATTTACCAATAAAGGCGTCTGTAGCACCTTGACCGCGACTTTCGGTAGTGCCCACAATGTACACGGCTGTACTAGACACAGAAACACCATACCCAAAGTCACCCTTGATCCCACCAATGGCTTTTTGCCAAAGCACAGCACCGGTATTGTCATATTGAGCCAGTAGTATATCTTGACTTCCAGTTAATGGCCCAGCAATCTGGCTAGTGCTATATCCGACAACATAAATCAAATTATTAGCTAGGTCTACTGCAACACCGTACCCGCGTTCGCCGAGTGCACCACCAATGAGTTTTTGCCAATCGACCGCACCATCTGGGTCATATCTTACAAGTACAACGTCGTAACCGCCAGAACCTTCGCTGTCGGTATAGCCAACAACGTAAGTATACCCGTTGGAATCTATAGCAATATTTGACCCAAACTCACTTTTAGTGCCGGCTAGCGTAGAAACCCAATATGCCATTGTATTTTAATCCCAAATTAAATAGTAGTTACAGACCAAGTTGGTGTATATGCCGAGGACAATAATCCAGCACCGCCCGGATAGTAGTATATTAACGCAAATGATGCAAATGTTACCGATGCACCACTGGTAGCAGAGGAAGTCATTCTCATATAGAATGGATCCGTAACACCGGTGCCGTCCGATGTAAGTCCAGTAATAAACGAAGCCCACCCGGTTGTTCCGTTAAGGCTAAACTGGTATCCTGCAGGAGCTTCTAAACCAAAGTTTGAATTGGATTCAACACCTGAAATCGTTGCGGCTGCACTGACTACCAATGTATTAGCTGTTGCCCCAGTGCTATTGGGTGGGTTGTTTAAAGTACCCGCAAGATCTGGGATCTTGATAATATCGGTGATAGTTATTATACCACTTTCTGTTTGCAACGAGCCACTGACAGATCCAGTGCGAACTTGGGCACGGAATGTTTTGGGTCCAGTAAGTGTAGTATTTTTGTAGATTGGTATGTCAAAGGTGCCCTGGTTGGCTGTTATCTTAAATGTTCCAGAATTAGTAACGAAGTCAGCAGCAACAGATGAGCTATTATAATTAATAGTCCAGTATAAATCGGTATTATCAGGCACATTAGTTGTTTCAACAACAAATTGTGCCTTAAGTCCCTTGCTAAGTGTAGTAGTCTGTGCACTAACTTCGTAAGATGCTGGTATAGCTGTAGTTGTAGTTGTAGTGGTAGTTGTGGTTGTAGTTGTTCGTTTTGGAAGCACCCATGTTCCAACTGGTGGCGTTAGTGTAAAGTCATATGGCGGCAATTCTGCCACAATGTTGTATTGGAAATAACCCGACAGCATCGCATCAGTGGTTGGACTATTATTGTTCATTGTGTATGTTACAATATACCCTTTTAATGAAGGGGTCTTGCGTACACTAAATTTTACCCCCAACACCGCAGTTTCAGTGTATTCATCAGCACACTTTGTGTCTACTGCTGTTAAGCGACCTTTTCTCGAATGATCTATTCCGCCTATTACTCTAGAAATAGTGTAGACAAACTCAAACCCTTTGGCAATTTTAGGTATATTAATTCCAATTGTTTTTGGGACAACGGTGTTGGCATACAGTATTTTACTGAATCCGGTAGATTTTACTAAATTACTAAAAGACGAAAAATCAACATTCACCCCAATTTCCGGGCCATATTCTATCCAAGGTACTTGATCTGCTCGGTCAATAGTACGATCAAATGTATCGTTTATTGACATGCTGCTTTGGCTATAAAATTTGATATTTTCCAAAACTGGATTATCGGGCCCGTATTGATTATTTCCTACATTGCGATATACATTACCTTGACTTAGTATTTGCCGCCCGATTTCCACTTGCAACGCACGGCCGGCAATTTGATCAAAATCACTGTAAAGAATTTTATATTGATAGGGACCAACTGCAGGCGGAGTAGCAGAAGGCGACCCTAAAACAATGCCGGTCAGTAACTCTGAAAACTTACAATATGAAAATACTACGTTTTTAGAATCTTCATTGGCCATGTACCCAAAATCTATCTTACTAAAACTGCAGTAATCAAAAACCCAGTCGCTAGGAATAACACTGTTGGGATTTCTAGCCACAGTGACAGCCACTAAAAAATTACTCAACTTGTTAATGTCGATTTCAGGAGTATTGAAACTACCTTGAAATTTGGTTTTGGAAAATCTTACACGAGTTGCACTTTCGGCATAGATAACATTTTTACCTGCTGCGTGTTCAAATCCAATGTCAGTTACTGAAATGTACTGTGCCGGTATTGCAGCATTGCTAGTATAACTTGAGCCACTTTGCTGTTTTGAATCAGTAAATTTGGCCACATAAGGTTGCGTGCTATCGATTTGTCGGATGATACTGCCGTTCATGCTACAACCCACCATTGAAGCGAACGGAGGTATTTTTAACATACCACCAGACACTATGTAAACTCCGGCTGGAAAATATAATACCCGCCGAACCTGAACATTTAATGTAACACAATAGATTTGGTTAAATGCTCGATTGATAGCATCAGTATCATTGGTGGTGCCGTCGCCTTTTGCCCCAAACGATTTGACTGAAATATAATTATTGTCAAGAATTGACTGTAGCGATAGAACGACATCGCCGCCCGACGGCCCAGTAATTGCTACATACCCAGCCTCACTGCCACGAAAAGTATAAGGAAAACTATCTGCTGCACTTACTGGAGTAGCGGGATCAGGCCCAACACTGGTGGGGTCGTTGGGGTCTTCCGAACTAGTCAATGAAGCACCGGGGGTTGTTAAAATCAGAGTATTACCTAGATTAGGCGCACCATCATCGTAAGTGCCATTACCAATCCACAGTTGTTGTGTGTCAACACTCCACCCTAGTTCTCCCTTGGCTAACTGGGGCAAGTCTTCGCTAAGTCCACTCCTAACTTGAATTCTACTGATAACATTAATGGCCATGGTTCACAAATTCCAATTATCAACTATTTATGAATTTGCAAATAGTACTGTTCCAGTCTTGCCCACATACGCTTTTCATATTCGGTCCACTCAGCACCCTCTAGTATAAATTCTTGGTATTCATTGGCTGCACTGCACATGAAAATTACGCCTTTGCGTATTTTAGTACCATGTACTTCGTTATGAGCAGTAGCATACATCAGTAATTGAACAAAATAGTCATCAATCCATTCACGCTTTTTAGGCTTGTTGGTCTGTTTGTGATCCATTATGGCTTCGGCCCCGTTGTGGACTCCAACTAAGTCTGTGGTTCCGGCATAGATTTGAGGAAAATATAAGCCAACTTCTGTGCCCCAGAATTCATCACAGCGGCTTAATCCTTGTTGAATTATGTTATGCGCCATTTGATGGCTTTGAATACTGTAGGGATTTGACCCCGGCTCTCCAGTGGCACCGGTTTTAATGTAGTTTTCCAACCACTTGTGCATTCTGGTACCACGCCCGGCAGCTTCTGTGGTAATTTCCTGTGCACGAGCTGCTCCCACACGGTTTCGCCAGTTTTGCAGTGCTTGTCGACTTTCCTCGCTTTTGGTAGCATCTAGTATTGTGGTCACTGAGGGCAGTCGTTCGCCCCCAGCCAAATAGTATCTAGTACCGTTGACCGTGGTTCGGTCTAGTGGGGTATAATTGAATTTTTGAGTAATCATGTGAAATCGCCTTGGAGTCACAATTATAACACATCAATAACCAAATAGCAAGCAGTTTGACTAAATGTCAACTGCTTGTTTGGCCATTGATGACACAACGTTGGTGTCGTCTTTACGTTTACCGGGCGAACTTCCGCCGTCAACTGACAACAGGTCGTCGTCTGATGTTAATTCAATGTACTGACGATTAAAATTCTTGACTAGATTTTTTAGTGACTGCTCTCGCTCAAACAGGTCAGCAAAAGCTGCATAGTCCAAGTTAAGTCCAACATTTCGAGCCAAATTCAAAAAACTCAAGGTGTTGATTTTGGGGCGGGCCTGCTGACTTTGGTAACGAGTTTTGATCAAATTCAGCAGCGTCAATACACTTTGTGTTGGCTGCTGACTGTCAGTAAATTCGTATAACAACATTATCTGCGGTCACGCCCAAGAGGTTCGTCTCCGCCAGTTTCAGCATCTGCAGCAGCAAAATCATCTCCGGCTAGTTCTGCCCCAGCGTCAGGGGACGGAACTTCGCTTGTATCATCTACTGCAGGCATGGCCATATCGGTTTGTACAGCTTGCCCAGTCAGTGCCAGCACACTGGTATCCAGCTGATCGCGTGCTGCACTCAGTTGTGTTACTAGTTCGTTAATGGTTTGCCCTACTGAATTTTTATAAGCTTCGGACTGTTCTATACCAATTTGGTCACGTATAGCCACTGTTAGAGCCGGAAGTTGCTCATTAGCAATTTTACCGGCCTGCTCAACCATTTTCTGCACTGCGTCGGTAATGTTTTTTGCAGCCAGGATCACTTCAGCTTCGCCCAGCTCGCCTTCAGTTAGTAGACGTTCGCTGATCCAAGTAGCGATGCTTTCGCGCATTAGCAACATTTGGCAATAAGCAGGATCACGCTCGGCTAAATGGATTTGGTGTGACTGTTGAACTGTTTTGATTTTTGTTTCAATCAACCGCAGCATTTTTTGAGCTGCAGACACAGTGAGTGCAGAGTTATCAAAACTGTAATTGTAACGGTTTTCCAATAGTCGATTTAGTTTATTAAATCTTGGCCGATTAAACATGTCTTTAACTTCCATATTCCTGTCCTGGTTTTATAATATATTTAGCTTGGTCAATATTTTTCCGCAGTTGCTCTAGCTTGGCCGTGTATTGATTTTCGTATTCCGCGAGTCTAGCCACGGCCACATCTCGGTCAAAGTCTTGAGCGGCCTGCTTAATACGACGTTTTAAACGAAACATTTTTTCATATATGCGGTCAAGCTCGTCACTGAGATTGTGCACAATTACCGCGTCGTTGACTCGATTTTTAACCATGAGCCCGCAATAAATTACTGCTGTGGTTGTGTTTAGAAATTTATAAATTTTTCCAGTAGAGTCTTCTACCGTAGCTGTATTGGTTTGCACACGATAGTTTGAAATTTTGTAAACTTCTTTGCTAACTTGTTTAACGACTAACTCGTTGAGTTGTTGTGCAGCCAGTTCCTTTTGAAAAAACTGCCAAACTCGATCTTGTAAAATTTGATGCATTGCAGACCCAAAATATGTAGTTATTTACACCAATTTGGGCAGTGTAGTTTATTCAGTTTACTACAAACTTCCACAACAGGGTTAGTAGAATTGAAATCAGTGTGCCAATAATGGAAACGCCCCAGCCGATGATTTGTGTGTTGCGCTTTTCTTGTAGCTCAATAATGGCCTTTTTGATCTCGCCGAACTTGTCCTCAACCTTGGATTCGATTGCCTGCATCTTGCTATCTATTTTTTTCTCGATAGCGGAGACTCTTTGGTCTAGATTATCCAATTTGTCCTCCAAACTTTTATACCGTTCGGCACACAGTTCAACGTGCGCTTCGAGGTTCTTCTTTTCAATATCGGTGCTAGACATGTTAATCCCTTAATATCATAAACTAATAGTATTTATTTGGTGGTTTTCACAGATTCTATGTGTATATTTTTGTAATTGCTCCAACAGTCAATTACTGGTTCAGCAATTGCAGCACGTTCGGTTAAACCCAGTATCATGGGAATCCCATGACAGTCATCAAACAGCAGTTGCAAATTGCTACCATATATTTCCACTTGTTCTACCGCAAATTGAAACCCCCAAGCCTGTGTGTTTTTAAAAATCTTACGAGAAAACTGAGTACAGTCTTTGATTATCTCTGGCGGATGTTCTACATAAATCTGTGCTCGCATGGCCAATACCTGCTGCAAGGTTTCCCAATTACGCTGTTGATTGCGTTTTAGTAACTGTGGCTGGTAATTGGCGTCGGTTGGCCTAGGATGCCGTATTACCCCAGTTGCGGTAATATCAAATAGCGTAAACACTTGATAATAGAACATAGCTTATTTAACCAAAATATGCTATGTTTAAGATATTTGGTCAAAGAAAAAGGGCGGAACAAGTCCACCCCTTCCCATCCCGAAACTGTTATCTGCTAATTAAGCAAATGTAAATGTACCTGCACCGTTTAGAACACTGCTGGTTGTAACTGTTAGTGTGCCAGTTCCAGCACGGTTAGCAAGAACTACATCTTTCAATGCACCGTATGCACCAGTTGTTGTAGCACCAGGACCAGCATTGAATGTTGGGCCATCAACGATAACTGTTAGGCTGTCATCGTTCTGTGCACTGAGCCAAACGATTGAACCAAGTTGCTGAACTGCACGGACAACTCGCTCAAACCCACCGTCAACAATTGCTGCACCAGCACCGCCGGTGTTGGCTGTGAAGCCACCTGTACAAGCGAGTTTGATAACTAGTGGTGTGTAACCATAAAATGCGCCAGCTGCTGCTGCGCCATTGAAGCGATTTACTAATGCCATGATATTTTTCCTTTTTAAATATGTGCCTGAGCACTGTAAGTATTTATACTAGAACTCAAATTTTTGGCTTTAGAGCCAATAAATCTATGGTCTTCATATTTGCTCGCAAATACTGAGTCATTGTGGTCCAAAAGTTTTTCTGTGCCCCCGGGCTGTAGTCTTGATAATACAAGCTGATACGACGTAGCCCGCGCAGTGCAGCCGAATCAATTTTTAACACATTTTCAAATTCTGTAAACAGTTGGTAGTCTTGTCTACTATCTCTACGATCTGCCACAATGTCACGCAACCAACGTTTGAACGCCAGTTCAGGAAACTGACGGTCCCGTAACGCGCCAGCAGCTAGGTTATAAAAATCTGTTGCTGAGCTTTTAACACTGTCAAACTCGCTGTAGCTCAATGTAGACTGTGCGTAGCTGGCGGCTGCTGATTCATTTGCATGTCGTAATGCGTTTAGATACAACATACCAACATAAAAGTAATCGGCCAGCTGCTGTGGTTTGAGCTTGGATATCGCTGTTTCATTGCGAAACATACGGCTTTCAATTAGTTCCGTAATTAATTCCAATTTCATCTTGACCTTGCTCGATTTAATCGACTAAATTCCAGTCGGTCAATTAGTTTAACACGATTAAAGTCGTGTCCGACCACTACAAAGCCTTCTGGGGCTGTAACACGGTACCCGTCATCAGTTCTAACAAAGTGCCCAATGTGATCAATAGTGTTCAGCTTGGACAGTATGGCCATTTTTAGCTCTACTAGTCGTTTGTATACAGCAAGTATGCCTAAGAAAGTATTCATGTTGTCGGCTACAAATTGTTCGGTAGCAGCCATTTGCTCACGGCGTCGTGTTGCTGCTGCACTGGTTGGGCCCGACTTCATGTTGGCAATGTCTTCTTCTTGCCTGCCTTTGTAAAAATTAATAAATCCTTTTAGGAAATTATTTGGATTGGTGATATGCTCGCCCGAGTCAATGCTGCGATTGATATAGTCTTTGATGTGTTTGGCGAATTCTGTATTGGACAGCACTTCGTCTACTTTGACTGGCCCAAGTTTGGTCAGTGTTTTTACAGCAGCTTCCAACTGGCTTTCGATGCGTTGATTTTCTTCAGGAGTAAATGACGCAATACCAGTATAGTCTCTGTAACTGTCGTCATCAAACCACACTTTGGCTGTGTGGGTTAGGCCAGCAACAGCATTGCCTGCAACTGGATTCATGGTAGGTACAGTTTCGCCCTCATAACGTGTATGAAATGCCATGCCAATTTCGGCCGCAATAATTTTATTATACAGTGCTGACCCTACCGGTACAGCGTAAGTAATGGTGTTGGGAGTAAAAGTAATATACTCGCGTCCGTCAATGGTCTCGGTAGCCAACATACTGTCAGTGAACATGAGATCACCTTTGATTACGCCCCGAATACCAATGCTGGGCAAGTGTTTTAATGCTACACGTAATTTATCAGCCAGCTCGGGTCTATCACCATACCAGTTGACGATGTCGCTTTCACGTTTAACAATTTTAGGTACACGACCTGACATACTGCGAGCAATAGCTACAAAGAACTTGCCGTCTTCGGGATCAGTACCACAAACAATAGCAGGACTACCATCCCACTTTTCTGACACGTTTTCAATTTGACCACTCCCGGTAGCCAACATTTTTCTAACGCTGTCAATAAAGTCCAGTGCTTCTAGTGCACCCATGTACTTTTTACTGAACAGCAAGTCTTCGACGTAGGGCAGTCCAAATTCGGCTCCGCCAGCACCTTCCACAATCATCCATTGTGGGACGGGCTTTTTAGCGATTTCATATAGTTTCATGGGATGTAATCTTCCCTAAATTTAGTCCTTCTAGCGGCTGCAGCAGCCCTAGATTTTGCACCAACATCTCTAGGATTTGGCCGAGTAGCAGGGGCTGCTAGATCTGGTGATAAGGTAGGTTCACGGCGGTCTAATTTATCAGCCTCTCCTGCTGCAGGGGTAGTAGTTGTGGGCGCTGGCGTCGTAGGGGTAGTAGTTGATGCCGGTGTCTTCGGCTGGCCTTGAGCTATTACGCGATCAGCTCTATCTCGGCTAGTAACAGCAAAAATATAATTTGCGGCAGACTTTGAACTAACTGACGCTAATTGAATAGCAGGGTACTTGCTGGCATCCACACCGTATTTGCTACGAATAAATTTATCCAATAACGCTTTAAATTCTGCAGGATCTGACAGGTCCTCGCCACCTTGTCGATATTCACTTACAAATGTTTCCCAATCGTCTTTATACCTAGACAATGTGATTTTTGCGCCCGGGGTATTGGGGATTCGACTTCCCCCCATTTTGGTTGCTACTGATTGATATCCAGTTCCCATAGCTTCGGCTCCTTGGTTATACACCGTGGATCCATATCGCCCTACACCTGCAACTGCTCCTGCAACTTGGCCAATTTTTTTACCAACCCAGGACGCTATACCCTCGTCAATAATTTCATTTATTTTCATGATTTTGATTCTTTATTTTTTTAAGGCTGTTGCTCATTTTTGCAACATTACGACCACGTATGCTGTTTAAGAAACGCTTTTCTAAATCTTCAGCTACTTCAGTGGGATAGCTCTTGTGAATCATCTCCAGCAGGTTAATAGCACTGGTAATAATGTTGTTAGCTCGTGACTCAATGATTGACTCGCGATCAGTAGCCTTTCTAGCGGCTAAAACTGCGTCAAGTTCGTCTAAAATGGATCTAGAAACCAAGATAATCACCTTAAAAGATTATATTTTATTTATCGGCTCTCAGATTTTAATTTAGCTAGCATTTCATGAACTTGAGCTGAACTGGCTTCGGCTTTGACTCGAGGAGCATCTGTGGGAGTAGTACGTCGCACTGCTTCCCCGGGCTTGATTACAGATGTGGGTTTGAGATTTTTAAGTACACTGTCAGCTGGGCTTTCACGACTTAGCTGTGCTAGTTCACTTTCACTGAGATTAAAGATGCGTAGTGTTTCAATATCATAGCCAAGATCAATCTTTTGCCCAACGCCACTGCTGCTGCGAGTTTTCATTGCTTGAATTTGATAACGTCCCTTTTCACGCATACTGCGACTAGTAAAGATACCAAACACATTGTCTGCTGTAAAGATCTTACTAATGCCGCCACTAATATGGCTGTGATTAAATTCCATTTCGTCAATTGCACCGCGATTCAACTGCGAGCCAGTTACTACTACAGTACGCAGTTCTTCGGCCATGTTACGCAATTCTTCACTAACGTATTTGTCTTTGATAAACGTATTGGTTGGATCCACTTTGACACCAGCTGGCATCATGAGATCCAAATAGTCAACAATCACAAAATCGGGTTTGAATCCTATTTGTATGCCCAGTTCACGCACATAGCTTTTAAATGTGTTGACTGTGCTTTGTGCTGGAAAGTATTTGACTCTGAAGTCTCCAGCTTTCTTGCCAGCCAATTTGACCTTTAGTTCAACATCATCCAGTTCACGAAAAATGTTTTTATTGGCCACACCTGTAATCATACTGTCAGCTCGTTGGCAGCAAAGGTTTTCACTTAGCTCTAGCGTTAAGTAAATTCCACTCAGTCCAGCCTGCACCCAGTTAATGGCCAAGTTCAGCATGATCAAACTCTTGCCCGATCCCGATCCACCACTGAAAATATTCAGCTCGCCCTTTTTCATTCCGCCATACAGTATTTGATCCAGTGTTGCCCAACCTGTACTGATCTGCCCATTGTTTTGTTTTAACGCCATTAGCCGTTGTTTGGGATCAGCAAAGTAGTCAGTGCCCATGTCTTTGTTGAGACTGATCTGCACGGCTTCTTTGATTAATCGTTCTACTGGTTCAAACTCACCTTTTTCAATCATGTCGGCTGCCGCGAGGATAGCACGTTCCAATTCTTTTTGTTTAGTAAAACGCTCAAACTCGTCTAAAAACCATTGATCATGTTCTTCCCTAATGTCGGCTACAGGTTCTAATTTGACATTGGTTACAGCAAAGATCTGTCTGTTGTCAGGCAATGCGTTGTATTGGTCACAATGCTCCTTGATAAACTTGGCTGCTGATCGTAAACTGCGATCAAAGTTTTCAAAGTTGTAGATGTTTTGAATACGCACATAGTTCTCAGGATTACTCAGCATGAACTCTAAAAATAATCTCTGAACTTCGGTATTGAATTCTGTCATTTAAATTGCGATTGAAATTTTTTGGCACGCAAACGAATTCGCGTGGGATTGGTTTCGGTATTGGCCAGTATGTCTTTTACTACATACACTGAACCAAAGCGTACAGCAGCTTCGTTGATGTCTTTGCAGGTTTCCAAATAATTGGGAAAGCTCACAGCAAATTCATATTCTAAAGCTGATTGGATTAACTTATAGCCGGCTGCATCACCATCAGGTACCACTACAGTTTGTTTATGCAAGTCATGTATCAACTGAGCCTGTGTACTACTTATCTCGTTGTGCATGACAGCTACACCATCTATGCTTAGTGCATCAAACGGTCCCTCGCACACAACAACCACCCGGCGATCATAGTTTTGACGATCCAAATTAAACACCAGGTTGCCAGCATCGGCCTGCATGTAATACTTGACACGCTGTGTGGGCACAATAGATCTAGCAGTGTAACCCACCAACTGGTGTTGATAATAAAACGGTACGATCACGCGATTACTGAGGTCGGCTGTGCGTTCAGGAGACCAATAAAACTTGTACCTTTCAATATCAATTTTTCTTTGTAAAAGATATTGTAACACTGCAGGATTAGTCGTGTCACCAATCAGTTCAGCGCCGGCGGGCAAAGGGTAGCGTTTTATATCAACAGTGCGCCGTTCTAGTTCTTCCTGGATTACTGTATCATTGCGCTGATCCAAGCACCATAAATTAAGTGCTGCTATTACAGGTGCGTCAACCCCTAACCAGCCAAGCCATTTTTTAAGTTTAAAACCCAATAATTGCCCAGGACGCCAACCAGTACTGAAGCCACAATTAAAACAGTGAATGCCCAAACTGCCGTCGGGGTTGAAGCGCACCCCGCCCCGCCCTCGGCGATCTGGACTTTCCCCACGGTAACTGCAACAAACTGCGTCATGGCTCAACCATTCGCCTGAACTTTTAATTCTAGGCAGATAGCGTCGGACAATTTGCTCGATACTTTGCATCAAGCAATTATACAGCAAAAACAGTAAG